ATATTCATCTGTATTAAGAGCTGAAATGTATGTCGATGAAAATCTAGATATTAAATCAGCTGGTTATAATGAAAATATCAAATTTTATGATAAAGATATTGATACAAATGTTAGAGTTACCTTAACACCTGGCTCAGCAGATATCACAGATATTAAACAAGATTTTTCAGATTGGGAAGGTTCCGCATCAGGTAATTTTGTTATTATTGCTAAAGATGGTAAAGGTAATGAAATTTGGGGTTGGTTAGGAACTGCCGGTGGCGTTGATGATGAAGTTATTACAGTATTTTCAGAAGTGTCACTATCAACACAATCATGGAATGGTTCTATATCAGAATTTGATGATGGAAGTACCATTGAATATCGTATTAAGAAATCATATGGTTCCGTAGTAGGTGCATTTGCATCAGCCAACCCTGTTCCATTAAGAAAGGGTGGAGATGGTGATTTGTTACAAGCTGATGGTTCATTAGATACAGTAGAAGCTACAACTTTATTGAACCAAGCCTATAATGGTATTATTGATGATAATGTTCTCGATAATGAAAATATTTATTTTTCAATGGTATTTGATTGTGGTTATCCAGCGGATGTAAAATCAGCTATCAGTACATTATGTCAAACAAGACGTGACTGTGTTGGTATTTTAGATAATGGTGATAATTCATCTGCTAATTTAGCACTTACTGCAAGAAATAATGTTAATACTTTTAATAATTATTTTGTTGCTCTTTATGAATCATATAATAAAGTATTTGATCCATTCACAGGTCAAGACGTTTGGTTTTCACCTATTTATCATATGTCTTATATTTTGCCAAGAAATGATACTGTTGCTGAACTTTGGTATGCAGCAGCAGGTTTCAATAGAGCAGCAATTGATACTATTAAAGAACAACGTTATAATCCAAGACTTGGTCAAAGAGATCAACTGTACTTAAAACAATTAAATCCAATTGTAAAATTTAATCCGGGTTATGTTGTTTGGGGCCAGTTAACCTCTCAAGCTAAAGCTAGTGCTCTTCAAGATCTTAATATTGTTCGACTTGTTTTATATATCAAGAGAGCGTTTGAAGACTTCTGTAGATTTTTCATCTTTGAGCAAAATGATGCAATCACTTGGTCATTAGTATCAGGTAAATTGGTTGACTTTCTCGAAGTAATCAGAAAGAAACGTGGTCTTGTAAATTATACAATAGATGTTGGAGCTACAGAGTACGAACAACGTACTAAGAGATTCCATGTCAATGTAACATTAGAACCTACAAGAACTGTTGAACAAATTGAATTGAACTTCTTTATAATATAAGTAGAATAAGGAGCCGCACACATTAAGTGAGTGGCTCCTTTTTTTCGTTGGAATATTTTATGGAGATAGTGGTTTACCCAATGGTACAACTGATAACGAATGTTTTAATGATCCATCTAAAATTTTAGTTGTGTAAACCAAATATACTAACATATTCATTTTTTTATCATAGAATCTAGCAATTTTCATTACCTTTGATCCAATGGATTTACTGATGTGAGTAATGTTTGTTCTTGTTGTTTTATCAACTACCATTTTTCCATTTTTAATGGGGATTTCCCCTGTAAGTCTTGCTGCAATTGCTGTGTTACTGGGGTCTGCTATTGCGAACATTCGACCAGATTTGATTGTTGTGAAAACAATTGAAATGAATGGATTATCAGGATCTTGAACCCTAATTATTTTTATTTTATCCCCACCTTGAATTAATCGTTTAACACATTCAACTTCACCAATTTGAACAATTGCATCATTTCCTGCAAACGATTTATTTACACCAATCATACCAATCATAACAAGCACTATACATGTGAGTTTTACATTTTTACTCATAATTTTCCCTAATCAATTTTAAATTCATTTTTATTAACTTCTATTTGAAATTTATATATATCATTCATAGCATCCCATGATTCATCAATAATTTTATTATTTAATAGTGGTACTATATTAATGATGAGAAAACTAATTGCATGTTGCTCTTGTATATATCCGGATTTATCATTCTCGTATCTTTTTGAAAGTTGTTTATATTCAATGTTGGACCTTCTTAGAGGATTATAAATATTTTTTATAATAAGATTCAATTCACTTATTAATTGAAGAAAGAATAAACATGTATTTGAATTTATATTTGGATTGTTCATAGAACTAAATAATGCTGAGTTGGCAACTCCATCTGAAATAATTGATAGCTGCTTTAAATTAATGTCTTTCAATTCAAATAATCCAATATGTTCTCTCATAGATAAATGACTTTGAATATCAAAATCTGGAGGGATAGCTACAAATTCTGCTAAAACATAATTATCTATAGTACTTTGATCGATCATCTCATGAGAATTATCGATAGGTAGACTATCACGGTTTTTACTGGTCGGTTTTATAATCATTTCATCTTTATAATTAATGTTGACTGACTTTGATATATGGGAGTCCACCCCAGTCGTTGTCGTGTTCGAGGTCAGAAAAGAATTCACCATCTTCATCACCGTATTGAAAAAAGTATATATATCCATTATTCTCCTCTAGTAATTTTTTGCCTTTATTTAAAGCATCATTTTTTTGTATCATATCTATTTCATCATCACATTGTTTTTGCCATGCTTGATTATGCCATAAGTCCCTTTCTGTTATTCCTTCTCGCTTACAAAAAGTTTTAGAGTGGTCCCATGATGAAATAATTCCATCAACCCAACCTGAACACAGAACTTCAATAATTTGTGGCAAAGCTTCTGGTCCAGCTTTTAATGGTTTTTGTTTGATGCCATCGGTAAATATTTGTTTTTGAAAATCAGGTCTACTTATATAACGAGATACATTTTTTTCATTTTCAATCTTACATGGCCAAATAACAATGAATGAAGAAGAACTTGAGTTAGTTACAAAATCACTTTTTATTTTCATTTTATAATCCTAGTGGGCATGAGTATCTATTATTGTTTAATGATTCTCTAAATAGTTGAAATGGGGATGTATTATTCCAGATATATTCAATGTCGTGATCGTTTGTTATGGGAACTGACCACAAATTCTTATCTGCAAAACTACATGGCATAAGTCGCATATCTGGAGTTATATATGCTGACATTCGTGCCGCTTCACAGGAATCAATTGACATTTGTTGTAGTTTATTTGGAGTAACATATTTTAAAACATGATTTACTAAACAGCTATCCATTCCAATTTTAAATTTACTTTGTGGTTTGAAAACAACTTCTGAAAATTTTTTCAATTGGTGGGGTTCGGGTACCCAATCAAGGTTTACACCTGCACCTGCTGGTTTGAATAATAGAAATATAACAGCATTTAATTTATCAATATCAACCAAACTCGATTCACCTTCTTGCCAAGGGTTTTCTCCAGATAATATTTGTACTGCCATATTATATGATTCTTTTGAAAAAATTGTATGGATGTTAGTTTTAACTCCAGCATTCAATAATTTTTCAATGGCATTATATGTATACTCTTTACAATAATTACTAATTGCAACCGCTCCACACACTTTTGATATTTCAATATGTTTATCTGTTAACCCAATACCACTTGTTGTATAGTTTGGTGTAACCCCATTATCTTTGGCATATGTCACAATTTTCTCAAATTCTTCATGCTGATTAGGATCACCTCTACCACCCAAAGCAACTTGGTTTGTGTGATGTTTAGTTTGATCTATTATTATTTTGAAATTATCAAATGACATGTTTGGTTCATTGATATGACCTTGATAACAAAATTTACATTTGTTTTTACAATGACCCATAATTCCAACGTCAATTAATGAGGGAAGATATAATGAAAAAGGATCTTCTTTTCCAGTTGTTCCTCTTAGTACTTCAACACCGGTTGCAGTGCTAAAAAATAATTCATAGTCATTATTTTTAAAAAATTTATTGAATATCATAATTTTTTCATGCCGATTTCGTTGTTTGGCTTTTCTTTCTCAATGGGTTTAATTTTTTCCACCACTTCGTCTTCAATGGTTTCTTTTTCAATAGGTTTTTTTTCTTCTTTGATATCTTGTGTCTTGTCATTTCTCTCCTCGCCCTTTATTTTAATTTCATGTACAACAATGTCTACACCATCTTTTATAATATTAATACCATCCTTCATAATTACTTTTGTTTTTTTACCAAGTTCTTTAAATTTTATTTCTAAAGATGACCTCCCTGTTGTAACCTTTTGGTTAACTTCTGTTTTAACTTGGTTGATTTTTTTTTCATCGTCATGGTCATTTATTACAATGTAGCTTATGATAACAACAATAATAATTGGCCAACTAACAATAAATCTAATTATTTTACTCATATTTTCTCCTTTTAAAAAATTAAAGTTAATTATTGTTTCATTTATTAATATATATAGTTATTGATTTAATTTATGAACAATGTCCCACACAGTTTAGAACAAAATATAAAATTGTTCGCCGGTACTATATAAAAATTATGGAAACTAATTATGAAAAAAGTCAAAGATAATGAGGCGGTTGGAGGGTTTGCTATCGACTCGTTTCCACGAAAAAAGAAACAGAAAGATAATAGAGTTGTATACCCAGAAATTAAATCTGAACCGATATTTAAAAGAGCTATGATTGATCTTGATGGTACTATTCATAGATATTCTCAGGGTTATAAAAATGGTGAAATCTATGATGATGCGTTTGATGGAGCTAAAGAGGTCATAGAATGGTTAAAACAAAATGGGTACGAGATAGTCATATTCACTACTCGAGCATCAAAACAAAATGCTAAAGAATTTGGTGGTAATGATCAAGAACAAATTAAAAATGTGGGTAAATGGTTAACTGATAAAGGTATTTATTTTGATAAAATTACTGCTGAAAAACTTGCAGCGGATTTTTATATCGACGACAAAGCCATCAGTATTTCGAATGGTAATTGGAAAGCAGTTTTAAATGTAATAAAAAAACGTATAAAGTACAAAGTTGTATAACAACTAGGAGGATACTAAAATGGGTATGAAATACTCTTTTGCCGAACTCGGAAATAATATATTAACAAGAAAGTTTGGTGGAACAACAGCTGGTGTTGCTGATCCTTATGTAACTGGTTATCATTTCATATGGTTTGATAAATTACCTGGTGCATTGGAAACTTATGTTAAAGAAGGTAATTCAGGGATACAATCAAATGCAGAAATTAGAAATGTGCTTGCGGCATCTTGTTTGTCAGTTACTCCACCAGGTGGAACTCTCAATAAAATTGAGTACACTGGTCTTGGTGGTGTAAAATGGGCTGTTCCTGGAAATATTGATTATGGAAATACTGTATCAGTAAAATTCTTAGAATTTAATAAAACTCCAATTCTTGATATTATGCATTCTTGGGTTAAACTTATTCGCGATTACAGAACAGGTATTACTGATCTTGATGATGGTGATAATGGTGAAGGATATACCAAGAAAACATATGCTGGATTGATGTATTACTGGACAACAGCACCGGATGCAAAAACAATAGAATACTATGCAGCATATGATGGTGTTTTTCCAGCAAAAGATCCACAAGACTTATTTACAAGTGATGTTGAAACAGTTGGTAGATTAGATTTAGAAATGGAATTCAATGTTGATTATGCATGGCATGAACCTTGGGTACTTAATAAATGTCAAACACTATCTGCACCATTTACTAAATCAGCTGATAATATTAAAAAATATGGACCAACACAGGCTGCTTAATGAGGCAAATATATGTTACCAAAATCTTATCTTAGAGTTATTGCTGCCTATATGGTTTACGAATCTGCACTTTCAAAGATTGCTAAAATTCAGGCGTTTCGTTTTATTGAACTCGAAGCGTCTGATATACAACTAAAAGTATTTATTAATGAAGGGAAGATTCGTCAAGTATATGAAGGTGAGATGATTCAGGATGCAGTTTTTATTCCTGCATTGATAATTGGAGCAGCTCTTGGGGCAGCAAAAATGGCATATTCTCAATTTTTATCAAAAGCTGCAATAAAATGTAAAGGGAAAGAACATTCAGAAAAACAAAAATGTATGCGGGATTATAGAATAAAAGCTAATTATATAAAAGTTGCAGCATTGAAAAGGGAAATAAGTAAATGTAATCAAACAAACAATGTCAAAAAATGTCGAGATTTATTTCTCAAGCACATAAAGAAGATTGAAAGTCAAATTCAAAAAGATAAGATCAAAAATATTAGGAGGTAGTTACAAATGGATACTAATAGAATGAGGTTAGGTCTTGTATATATTTTCGATGAAAATAAAAATATTCCATCAAAAGCCAAACTTCACTTGATTAACTTTATCGAAAATGCTAATAAATATCAATTAAAAGTTTTAGCGATGGATGGTGAGCTTATACCAAAAGAATCAATTGATGAAAATACCAAATCTATCATAGAGGATAGATTTGAAACAAGAAATGATATAAATGAAGTATTAAATAAAGCATCGTTAAAAGGGATTAAAGAAAGTATTTTTAAAAAGAGTAATAGGACTTCAGCAAGACTTGAAAAATCTCTTAACTATTACAAACACAAACTTGCACAATGCCAAAAGAAATATGTTGGGAAACCAGATAAAATTAAGTTATGTCAAATAAAAATGAAAGAAGCTGTCAAAGAGTTTCAAGCTGCACTACAACATGTTAAACAAAATATAGCAGCTCAAAAAAATAACA